CTTATTACACAGGGCTTCCGATGTATGTCATCGCTGGCCGTGTGCAAGGCGAAGACGCACCGACAGAATTCACGGTAGGCTCCCGTAAGGCGCTGGTTCTTGACGAAGGCGGCAATGCGTTCGTTCTAACGGTTAGTGGCGAAGGGATGGGGCTGTTGAAGGGGTTGATGGAATCCAAAGAACAGCGAATGGCTGTTTTAGGCGCGAGAATTCTGGAAGACCAAAAATCCGGGGTTGAAGCTGCGGCGACGATGGCGATGCGGCATAGAGGCGAAAACAGTTTGCTTGGTTCTATTGCGGACACCGTTGGTCGCGGTCTTAAAGATGTTCTCGAAACAATAACGTGGTGGAACGGTGTGGATGAGCCGGAAGTGACCGTCGAATTGAACAAAGACTTCACCAGTCTGCAACTTACCGGCGCTGAACTTGTGCAAATCGTATCTGCCTTCCAAAGCGGCACCATCGGTCCCGAAGTATTCTTCAAAGCGCTTAAAGATGGTGAACGAATTCCAGATGGCTGGACGATGAAAGACTGGCTTGCCGATATTGACTCCGGCGCGGATGCGTTCACCAAAAGCATGAATAACGAACAGCCGCCTGATAACGAAGAACCGCCTAACGATGCCGACAACGAATGAAGCTTTATTTGACGCAGCCAACCGTAACCAAGTTTTCTTAACGCGCTTTGGTGGCGGTTCTGCCCGTAAGATTACCAAGATGCTCGACAAAGCCGAAGCTGATTTGGTCGAGCGTATTGCACAACGGGTAGCCCGACTTGGCCCCGCTGCTGCTGCTTCGTTGGGAACGAAACGGCTTGAGGCTATTCTCCAATCCGTTCGGGAGCAAAACCGGGATTTAGTAAACGCCATGCATAGAACAACGGCTGGCGATTTGCGGGCTTTGGCGCGGCAAGAAGTGGATATTGCAGATAGACGGCTTACAGAAGCCGTGGGGGTTGATCTTAATAATTTCCGGCCACCGCCGGAAGAACTCCGGGTTTTGGTGGCAAAACGTGCTGTCGGGGCGCAAACGCTTCGTTCATGGTTCACCCGGCTGGGCCGGGATCGGTTGGGTAGGTTGGAAAGTGCCGTTAATCTGGGCGTCATTGAAGGCGATGGAATTCAAGGCATAGTTCGGCGGTTTCGGGCGTCGGAAAATGTTACTCGTAGGTCAGCCGAAGCATTGGTGCGGACGCACGTTAATCATGTAGCGAACCAAGCTCGCAATGAACTTTACAAAGCCAATAGTGATCTTGTGGACGAAGTGCGGTGGACGGCGACCCTTGATGGCCGGACTTCCTTTATTTGTCGAGCGCGGGATGGGAAGGTTTATCCAATAAACACGGGGCCGCGCCCGCCAGCCCACCCAAATTGTCGCTCGATTATGACGCCGGTTCTCAAATCATGGGAAGAATTGGCGAAACCGGGTGCGCTGCGTCCGGGCCGGGGGGCCGGAGACATCGACAAGTTGTTTAGAAAAAATCTGCGGGAACAAGGATTCGACGGAACTGCAATTTCTGGTATCAAACGCAACGCTCGTGCTTCCATGAACGGGCAAGTGCCGGGGGATATAACGTATCAAGATTGGTTGAAACGCCAGCCGAAAAGATTTCAAAACGAAGTGCTTGGCCCAACCAGAGCCAATTTATTTAGGGATGGCGGGTTGAGTCTGGATCGATTTGTGGAACCAACCACAGGGCGGGGTCTTACGCTTGATGAGATTCGTCGTAAAAATGAAGAAGCTTTTATGAAAGCTGTTTAACGTCAGAGACAGGGAAATATGGTTCAGGCAATCAAGTTTGAAAGACCGCATGACGCGCCTGATTTAATGCCGTTTATTGAGTATTCGGCCAGCCTTGGGTTGCCGGTGGTGGAGAAGGATTGCTGCGCCGGGGAAAACTGCATCATTGTCAGCACCGGCTCCACGATTAAAAACAAGACCGTGATGCGCCAGATTAAGACTTACGCAAAGACCCACACCGTCATCGCGTTGAAAGAATCGATTAAGTTCTTGAAGATGAAGGGGGTGAAAGTTTCTTACGCCGTGTCGATGGACCCCGGTGGCGAAAGACAATGCAAACGGACGCCACGGGAACCGGATGTGATTTATTGCGTGGCGAGTTCATGCAACCCAGAATTTTTTGATTATCTGCTGGAGGGCGAGTGTCAAATCAACGTGTTTCATTCAGCGTGTGGGCAAGGCGCTCCAACCTTTGACAAGGGGATGCTTGTCCAAGTGGGGGAAGATGATTTCGCCGTGGTTGAAGGCGAGTTTGTTCTCACGACCATGAACGAAGGCCTTGAAGTCTGCCCCATCATTTCGATGGTCAAACAAGAAGTCGAGATTTACAAAGAGTTGTTCGAAGGCTATGCAGACGTGATGTGTGGTGGGTTTACAGTCTCAAACCGCGCCCTTGCGCTTGCGAAATATATGGGCTTCCATGAAATAATCATGGCGGGGACAGATTTTGGTTGGCGTAAAGAAGGCGGCTCGCATTATTCTGATCTCGTTCAAGTTGCCACGCACGACGACCAATATATGACTGACCAAGGTGAAGTGGACGGAACGCCGTGGTTTACAAAGCCGGACCAACTTGCGTCGGCGGCGGACGTGGCGAAAAAAATTAAGGCTGGCGAAGTCACCGTGCTTGGCGATAGTCTCGCTGTGGCATTATCGAAACGTGACGATCAATTTTTGGAAGAAATCGTCAAGGTCAAGTAAGGAGTGTCTTAAATGGCCCTACAATTGAAAATCGATGCACTTAGCGATGTCCCCGACGAACTGCGGGACGCTTATGTGAAAGCGAAAAGTGGTGATGGTTTCGAATTGGATTTTGCTCAGATCAAAGAGCATCCGGGCGTGACTACTATTCGCAAGACTGCGAATGACGTTGATAAAAAACGAATTGCTGCTGAAAAGGCTCTTGATGAACTCAAAACCCAATATGGGGATATTGATCCGAAAGCCGCCCACGATGCGATAGAAACTGCGGAAAAGGCGGGTGAAAAGGAAATGATGGACGCCGGGAAAGTGGAAGAACTGCTCGAAAAGAAAACCGCTAAAATGAAAACGGTCTTTGAAAAGCAGCTAGAAGCCAAAGACAAGGTTATTGCGGAATTGACATCCGGGAATCAATCGCTTACCGGGGAATTGTCCGCCGTGAAGATTCACGATGCAATTAAATCTGCCGCTTTGGAAAAGGGGGCGCGGAAAGAAGCGCTTCCCGATATTGAAAACCGGGCCAAGGGAACGTGGGGGTTGGTGGAGGGGAGGCCTGTTGCTATGGACGGCGAAGAAGCATTTTACGGTAAATCCGGCGAACCGCTAACAATCGAAGAATGGGTTGAAACATTGTCAAGCGATGTGCCACATCTGTTCGAGCCAAATAAAGGCGGTGGTGCCACCGGAAGCGATTCGCGTGGTGACTTGGTCGGCGGGAAGAAAATTTCCTTGGAAGCGGCGGGAGATAATATCGCGGCTCTTGCAAGTGGTGATGTGACGCTTGACCGCTAATCCTTGGTGACGTAATATCCGCTTTACGCATGGGACGATCAGTGGTCTTACCGTGAAGGGTCAGTGGCCCGCAGAGGCAACAACCTGAACGGGAGATCGTCCTATGGCGAATACCATCACTAGCATTCTTGATAAGATTCTCGCGCAGGGTCTTGTCACACTTCGTGAAGCTGCGGTTATGCCGCGCCTTACTAATGTCGATTATTCTGCTACCGGAGCACAGCAAGGGAACACGATTGATGTTCCGACGCCGAAAACACAAGCTGTCTCCACCGTGGCCGTCAGTAATGTTCTGAAAAGCCCAGCCGATAAGGTTCCGGGCCTCGTCCAGATCAGTCTCGATCAATGGAAGATGACTGATTTCCACTTGACGGACAAGGAAATGGCCGAAATTGACCGCAATCGTCATTTCGTGCCAATGCAGACTTCTGAAGCGGCTCGCGCTCTTGCCAACAATATCGATAATTATATCCACTCCCAATACACTGGGATCTATGGCTATGTTGGCACAGCCGCCACAACTCCTTTTTCCACGGTTGCTACCGCAACCAATGCTCGCAAGGTTCTCAACGATCAGCTTGCGCCCATGAACGACAGAAGGATCGTCATGGACCCAACTGCCGAATCTCAGGCCTTGCAACTCACCGCTTATTCAGACATCGAAAAGTCTGGTGATACTGCGGTGAAGATCGAAGGCGAAGTTGGCCGGAAGTTTGGCATGGATCATTACATGAGCCAGAACGTGAACACTCATACAGGTGGCACGGCTTCGGCTTCAATTACCGTTGGGTCCACTACGGCTATTGGCGTTTCGACGCTGCAATTCAAGTCGGGCGTCGGCACAAAAACTGTCGTGCTTGGTGATGTGTTCACCATTGCTGGTGATTCGCAGACATATGTAGCCACTTCATCGGCTAACATTACTTCCACTGGTGTCAACGTCACTGTTGATCCGGCTTTGAAGGTTATCGCGTCTGCGACTTCGGCCATCACCATGAAAGCGACCCATGTGGTTAATCTCGCGTTCCAGCGGAACGCCTTCGCTTACGTCACCCGCCCACTACAGGATTCCGTTGGCGCACTTACTGGTGGGAACCCGCAGTCGGCCCTTGTGGACAATCAGACCGGCCTTACGCTACGGCTTGAAGTCGTCCGCCAACACAAACAAAGTGCTTGGCAGTTCGATGTTCTTTATGGAGCGAAACTGGTTCGGCCTGAGTTGGCTTGCCGCATCGCCGGTTAATCTCTCTTGAAGGAATGTAAATCGGCCCGGAAATACTGATTTGTTCCGGGCCGTCTTTCGTAGAGAGTCGCCGTATGTCCAAACTACCAACAATAAAGCTTCGCCATAAGCGCACCGGGCGGGTTGTTAAACTCAACCAGACTGATTACGCCCGCGACATTGCGAAGTGGTTTGATTGGAAAGTGGTTTACATCCAACAAGGCGATGCCACGGATGCGGAAGTAGAGTTTTCCAAGAAACAATCAAACATCGAAAAATTTCGGCGTGAAGACTCTGCGCGTCAAGCGTGGTCTGGGGACAAACAACGGGCTTTTGAGCAAAGGGCGGTTCAAGTCGGTGGGGTGAAAATTAAGCCGCCTGTGACTGCGCCCGTTGGGAAACCTCTGGGGTAATTGCCCTGCCCCAGAATACGCTGGTTGGTCAGTTTCCCTGTCCCCTTCCAGCGGGGGTAAGGGCTCCGGGGGTTTTGCGGAGCCTTTACTTTTGGGACACCGGGATTTACGATAACCCAGACTGAACGCTCCAAACGTGGAGAAAAACATGGCGAGAGTCGCAACTGTAGAACTTAGAAACACTAAAACGAGGCAAGTGGTGATTCGCAATGCGAGTGACTATGACCCGGCGCGTGACAAGGATTGGAAGATTGTTGAATCGCGTTCCGTCGAAGACATGAACATTTCTGACGTTTCCGTTGCCCCAAATACACCCGTAGCTGAAAAACCGGCACCAGAACCGAAAGAAGACTGGACTTCGATGAAATGGGCGGACGCCAGAAAATTTATCAAAGGCGAAACAGGCGTTTATCCGAAAAGCAAAGCACACGCCGCAGAGCTTATGTCGTAACAACTCTTTAGGGCAGGGATCATAAATGGGGTTCGGCGACGATCTCATGGGGACGGGACTTGCGCGAGCACTGCGCGAGCAATACCCGGACGCTAAAATGGTGTTCGGCAATCCTGAAAAATATCACGACCCAGCGACCAATCGCTTGTCTGTGTATTGGTCTGAAGTATTTTTGAACAACCCTCTCATCGTTCATCCCGACCAGCCCTCAAAAACGCTCATTTGCATCCCCGATTATCCGGGGCAGCGGGTTTATATCGATTACGAAAATTCCCAAAAAGATGTGAGCGATGGAAAGGGTAGAATCACGAAGTTCAAATGGAAAGACGGGTTCAAAGCTCCCAAAGGGGAATTGTATTTCGATTTGAATGAAAAATCAGCGGCGAGCGAAATCGCGCTTCGGCTCCCGTGGCCTTATTTTATCATCGAGCCTCACGTCGCTAAGAAATCGTGGGCCAATAAGAAGGGATGGGCCTTCGAACGGTGGCAAGCTGTTGTGGATGCTCTCCCAGATGTAAATTTCGTCCAATGTTCAGACGGAGATGTTTTAAGGCATGTCCACCATGTTCTAACGCCGACGTTTAGACAAGCGTGTGGGCTTGTTGCTTGTGCCGGGGGGGTTGTGACCACGGATGGAGGAATCCATCATGCAGCGGCGGCTTTGGACGTTCCAGCGGTGGTTTTATGGGGACACTATTCATCACCGGACATTTTCGGCTATACTGAACATATCAATATCCGCCACTCCAAAGGAATCGGGTGCGGCGTCACTTTTGACGATTGTCAGAGTTGCCAGAAAGCGATGCACGATATTAAGGTGGATGAGGTTGTTGAAGCCATTAAAGGACTTATTGAAAATGGAACTCATCAGATTTGCCGCCAAGAGCGAGAAAGATCAGTCTTCCGGGTGGTGGGCGAGACTCCCGAAGGCCAAAAAAAATGAATACCGTAACCAGCTTGCCCAAAGTAAACGTGTTCGTTCCGGGAGAACCGGAAGATCACGTCAAGCATCTTCGCGCTCTCGCCAAGGGGATTCCGGGGGCGAAGATACTACCGCTTAAAAACGGATATACACCTTGCGATGTGGCGGTAGTGTTCGGCGTTGGTAAGCGCCAAGTCCCGGCGAGTTATAACCGTGGAGCGATAATTTACGAGCATCGGTTCCGGCAACGGAAACCTGTGATGATTTTGGAGCGGGGGTTTGTCAACCGGGCGGACTATTACGGGGTGGCCCTCGACGGCCTTAATGGTCTGGGATATTTTGGGCCGAAAAACAACCCTCCAGACCGATGGGAAAATCTCGGCGTTAAAATCAAGCGTTGGCGACGTGGTGGCTCGTATATCCTAGTTTGCGGACAGGTTCCGTGGGATGCATCTGTCCAGCACACCGATCACGTTCAATGGTGTATAGATACCTACAAGAAAATCGAGCAATTAGGGGCTTCGGTTCGGTTCCGCCCTCACCCGGATGTGAAGGGGAAAGTTGATTACGGCTTGCCGGAACACGACACCTCTTTCGAAGAAGACTGCGCCGGGGCGAAAGCCATCGTCACATTCAGTTCAACTACAGCAGCCTTGGCTGTGCTTGACGGGGTTCCGATTTTTGCACTCGACCCCGGAAGCATTGTCTATGATATTGCCAACACTGAATTGACCGAAGAATTGCTTCACAAGCCCGCCAAGTATGACCGGGAGCAATGGGCTTACGACTTGGCATATTCGCAATGGACGGCGGAAGAAATGGAAACAGGTGAGCCGTGGAGGCGGCTTTGGGGATAGGTAATAAAAAACCCCCGCCAAAAGGCGGGGGAGTTGGGGGAACGAGCAGTTTATCAGGCCGGGGCGCGGTGCATTCCCGCTTTGCTCAGGGCCATCCCCCCCTCAAGTTAGAAATTTCAGATACAGATAAACAACTGCAGCAAACATTCCGTAAACGAAAAAAGTGAGGGCTTCTTTGAAAAGTTTTTTCATATTCACCTATCCCAACAACCAAACAATGAGAAGAAATCCAGCCCCAAAACCGGCCATGCGAGCAGCGATTACCGGCAGCGGCGGGATGTGGTCAATCGGCTCCATAAAAAGCGCGACTTGGTGTGCCGATTGGTTTTCGGCTTTTTGGAGAGCAACAAGAAACATAATTCAATCCCCTTGTTAATGTTGACTAGTATAAACAATTGAACACCGTTGTCAATCACTAAAAGGACAGGAAAATGCCCCTTCATATTTACGTCGGCTTCGACGCTATCGATCACCTTGCATACAGAGTGTTGGAAGCTTCCATTCTTGACCAGACTTCCGAAACCGTGGAAATCCACCCGTTGCGCGATTGGCAACTGCGCGGGCAAGGGTTTTATCGCCGCCCGTATCTCATGCAGCCTTCGGGTCAAAAGCTGGATGTCATCGAAGGGCGTCCGCACTCTACCGAATTCAGCTTCACCCGGTTTCTTACGCCAATCATCCACAGAGAAAAGCAGCGTGAGGGGCCGTGTCTCTTTATGGACGCCGACATGATGATCTTTGGAGACATCAAAGACTTGTTTAACCTGACGGACCCAGCTTTTGATGTCATGGTGGTCAAGCACACCCACACACCTCCAGAAAAGACTAAAATCGTCGGTGTTGTCCAGCAACAATACAAAAGAAAAAACTGGGCAAGCGTCATGCTGTTCCCGAAGGCAGAAGCCGTAGAGATTGGCGTGGATGATGTGAGCTATATGCCCCGCGAATGGCTCCACGGTTTTGATTGGACAGAAAAGATCGGTTCATTGCCGGAAGAATGGAATTGGCTCGAAGGCTGGTCGCCTACCGGTTTGAAACCAAGAAATGTTCATTTTACAAGAGGAACGCCAGACCTTCCCGGATACGAAACCGTGGCTTACGCCAAAGAATACTGGGAGTGGGCTAAAAAAGCTGGCTGGCGTGACCATAACGAACCGTGAGCGTTTCCGGCCTTATGACCTGTTACAGTCTCCAAAAAAAGCTTCTGTTTATTCATGTCCCGAAGAATGCGGGAACGTCGATCCGCGCCAATCTCAACAAAGCCATCCCGGATATGCAGGATTTCGATACCATCTACACAACATGGCGGAAGTCCAACAATGTCCCCCGCGACCAAGCCTACGCCAACCATTTCCCGTATTGGCGAATTCAGGAACTGCTCAAGGACACCGGGGAAAACATCCCCATAGAGGACATGACCTCTTTCATGGTAGTGAGAAACCCGTGGGAGCGGATGGTGTCGCTGTATCGCCATCGGCTTCGGAAGCTGGATTGGGATTACGAGAACAAGGCGCGGAACACAGAACTGGATAAAAAGGTGGCGCGGGCAGGGTTCGTTCCTTGGCTTCTTCAGACGCCACATCCGGGTGACGCCGTTTTGACCCGTCAATCTCAATTGGCGTGGGGGTTTAATTTGGCCGGGGAGCTTCGCGTGGACAAAATTTTTACTATTGAAAATCTCAAAAAGCATTATCCTGATTTCATGGGTCCGATGGGGATCACAGTCCCGCCGCTTGGTGTGTCGAATGTTGGCGACGGCGTGTCGAAGGATTACCGGGCGCAATACAACGACGCCGCCGTTGCTCATATTGAAAAGTTTTTCAAGTCCGACATCGAAGCTTTTGGGTATAAATTTTAATTGGAGGAATAGCTATGTTTTTCGAGTTCCCAGACACCGCAGAGTTCCCGGAAAACAAAGAACCGCGCTTCCCGGAGAAAGTTAAAACAAGCCATTTGTTCAGGGAGCAGAACGCATTCAAGTCCGATATGCGGGAGTTGGGCAATATCATAGACAAACAGATGGACCCTTCCCCCGACGAAAAGAAAATCCGTTCAAGGCAAATGGCCCGGATTGTCGAGTTCGGGCGGGAGTATTACTCCTTCAAGGGGTTTAAGCCGCGATCCGATCTTTCCGGCAGCAAAGCGTTCGATGATCTGATAAAAAACGGTATCCATATGGCTCAGACGGACGTTTCTAAGCTCCAAGCGTTGTTTTTGGACAAAGCGTTGAAGCTCCGAGACAAAGACCCGGCCACCGGCCTTACAGATTATGACCGGGGGTTCGTTGACAACAGTTCCGACTCGATCAATGCCGTGACGGAAGTTCTTACTAAAACTGGGCAATTACAAGCCGCCACGAAGTTCAGAGGCGGCGGAAATCTTCGGGTCAGAAACGTGACTGTTCATTGTGCGATGCCGGGGGACAGACACCATTTTCAGCAATACCGGGACTGCAAAACAGCGACCAATCTTATCAACATGCACCTCGATCCCAAACCAAGCATCATCAAGGCTATTATTTATCTGAACGAAGTTGGTATTGATGATGGGCCTTTTTGTTGGATTGATGGTTCTCATGCGTGGGACTACGACGAATTCGAGCGAATTTTTGCGTGGGGGAATTCCGTGGGGAATTACTGTCATACTCCCGCACACAGAAGGGTGATGAACTCATTCCCCAAGCGACTTCGTGGAAATGCCATCGCCGGGAGATTGATCCCTGATGGAACTGCGTTGAGCAAGAAAATCACCAAGGCTTTGACCCCACGCCTCTCGAAAGATTCGAACTGCATGATTTTCACGCCGACTTTCGGCTGGCACCGGGGCGGGTTCTGCAAAAGTGGCACACGGATAAACTTGCAAGTCAAGATGACATGATAAACTGCAAGCTTTCAGACGAAGTTCTTAAGCGACGGGTGTTTTCTCAGCCCGTAAACGACCACCTGCAAGCATCTACAATTATGGGGTGTTTGGACCCGTTTGTTTACAGACACCGCCCTGTGATCGATGTAGGGGCCGCTACGGGGCATTTCACACACTATTTCGCCCCCAGATGTAGCGAGGTGATTGCATTCGAGGCAGTTCCTGAAGTTTGGATGCAATTGGCTCTAAAAGAAAAAGAATTCAGCAATGTAGTTACTCACAATAGAGCCGTGGGCGACGTGTATTGCGGATTTGTGGATTTCTACGTTGATGACAAGCGTTTGTCCAATTCCGGGTTTCAGGATTTAGTTGGCGGGCCGAAAATTAAAGTCCCCTCCGTTATGCTTGATAGCTTTCTGCCTAAGAATCTCAACCCCGGCTTTATCAAAATCGACGTGGAAGGAACTGAAATCGACGTGTTGAAGGGTGGGGAAAGACTTATCGAAACCAGCCGCCCGAATTTGCTTGTGGAGATTTACGAGCCATTTTCAAAAGGACCGCTGGACGAGATTTTTATTTGGCTTATGGAACGTGGATACGAAACCTTTTATTATAACCGCCCCCGTCTTGTGCCGGTGCTGTCGGTGGAAGATGGCGTCAAGGCCGTTAAAACGAAACACAAGATTCACGACGGGGATTTTTTGTTTGTAACGGGGAAAGATGCCTAGCACGACGGGAGAAAGACAAATCGGGACTAAGCAGAAAGAGATCGCTGTCAATCACCGCGCTCGTTATGAATGGGCCGGGAAATTGCTGCGACTCCACGTCCCAAAGGGGGGTCATGTTTTGGATGCCGCTTGTGGCTGTGCTTATGGTTCGCAGATATTGGCCGGGTATGGATACAAAGTGACTGCTTATGACCGAAGCGACGAAGCGGCGGAATGGTGCAAGTTTTTCAACCACCCGTTTGTGACTTTTATCCAAGCCGACGTGATGGAAGCCGTAAATCACAAACAGCACTACGACGCTGCCGTGTCTATCGAAACGATAGAGCATATCGAAAGCGATGCTGATTGGGTTCGCGGGCTGTATATGGCGACCCCCCTTCTTGTCGGCACAGTTCCCAATCAAGCCGTGGTGGAGTTTAACCAGCAAAAACACCCGTTCCATTTCCGGCATTACACCAAGACGGAGGTGGAGCATTTGTTCCGCGCTTGGGAATTGTCGGAATGGTCAACTCAATACGGGAAATATGAGAATTACGAAATGAGGCCGGGGCATGACGGGATGACTCTTGGTTTTCTTGCAAAAAGATAGGATAGTGTTGTTATGTTGAAGGACGCCGCAAGAGTCATCAAGCAAGAGGCCAAAGGGCTTCAATCGCTGGCCGCAAGATTGGATAAGAATTTCACGGACGCCGTTGAACTACTCGACGTGGAAGGAAAGATTATCCTTACGGGCGTGGGGAAATCCGGTTATATTTGCCGGAAAGTCGCCGCCACCATGATAAGCCTTGGGCGGCAAGCTATTTTCATTCATCCGACTGAAGCGGCTCATGGCGACATGGGGCTTGTGAAGAACAATGACGCCTTGATGGTTTTTTCTCGTTCAGGGATGGCCCAAGAACTCTATCCCTTGGTTCATTTTGCAAGCGAACGTGGGATTAAGGTTGTTCTTATTTCGGAAGAAACGCAGACCGGCCTTGCGGCTTGGGTGGCAAAAACGATAAAGTTACCAAGAGTTGATGAAGCTTGGGGCCACGCTCCAACGACATCCACGACTATGCAAATGGCAATCGGGGATGCGATGGCTGTGATCCTTGCAAAGCGTCACGGCTGGACAGAGGAAGATTTCAGGGCGCACCATCCCGGCGGGCAACTGGGAGCAGTAGCATAGGATTCGATTATGGCCGCACTAGTAGTTGAAGACGGCACCGCGAAAACGAACTCCAACACTTATATCAGTCAGGCGGACGCCGACACTTACATTGAAAAACATCTCTATGGCACGGATTTCAGTGGTGCGACTTCGGGAAACAAAGACATCGCCTTGATGATGGCGACCCGGCTTATCGACAACTATTTCAAGTTCGAGGGCCGGAAAGTGAACGACACCCAAATTTTAGAGTTCCCGCGCTTCGATATTTATGACCGCAGTGGGTTTCTTGTTCAGTCCACCACCATCCCGCAAGCGCTGAAAGACGCAACTGCGGAACTTGCGAAGTGGCTGTTGGCGTCAGACAGAACCGCCGACGCTGGGGGCAAGGGATTCGCAAATCTGCAAGTAGGCAGTTTGTCCATGACGCCGGACACGGCGGACAAGGCCACAGTTCTTCCAGACGTGGTGAAAAAACTCTTAGCACCGCTAGGCGTTCCTCTTGGCGGCGGGGTAGTAGAAATTACGAGATAAAGGAAAGGACAGGGGCAAAAAACAATGAGGCGTTTCATTATTGAAGTTGACAGACAAGGGCAGATAACCGTGGAGCATGACAATTTCACCGCTGCGGAATTGGCAACAATGTCTCTTATTATTCAACGGCAAGCGATGGAAGTTTTAGAAAATGGGACTGCAAGCAACCTTCAAATCAGCGGCCCAGACGATAGTGACGGCGTTCGGTGACGTAGGCGTTTCCACCAACTACGAATCTATCGCTTCCACATCCGCCAACACTTATAACACCTCCACCGGGGCGGTGGGTGCTATCTACTCGACGGTAGCGGGGGTCACGGTGATTTTCGATGTGTTCTCTCTTAAACAAATTGACGGCGTGAACATTAAGCCCTCCGACAAAAAAGCCTTGGTCCCGGCGAAATCCATATCAGCGGTTACTCCTTCCATCGAAGACCGGGTAATGGTCGCTGGCGTTCCTTGGCGCGTGGTCAACGTAAACACAGACCCCGCCGAAGCATTATGGGAATTGCAAGTGAGGAAGACGTGATGCCAAGCAATATCAGACAATTTACTGCCGATTTAGGGCGTTTCGCAGACAAGGTTGATCTTGATCTTGGGCAGTTTCGGAGGCGGGTTACACTTGGTCTGAAAGAAAAAATCGAGCGCCGGACGCCGGTAGATACTGGAAGGTTGCGTGGTTCTTGGGCGGTGAGTGACGCTAGCCCGTCATCGTTTGTAAACCCGGAGGGCAACGCCGGAATTGGTCCCGTGGAAGCGACATTCACTGAGCCATATCAGTCTTCGTTTGTTACAAGCAACCTTGCTTACGCGCTGCCGATTGAATACGGCCATTCCCAACAGGCTCCACAAGGGATGGTCAGGATTTCGCTGGCGGAAATTGTTACGGAGTTGGAGGCTGCGTTCGGTGAGCTTTGAAGACGAAAGAGCGGCGATTGAAAGACGTTTCGGGGCGAATTATTCCGCGACGGACGTAAAATACGAGAACGTGCCTTTCACGCAGCCCGAAAGAACCTCATGGGTAGCCCTCACAATTCTGTCGGGTAGTGGCACTAATGAATCGATCGGCACAGGAATGTCTAGCCGATTGGAAAGGTTTGCGGGTATAATCCAGATCGATGTTTACACGGTTGAAGATGGCGGCACTGGGGCGGCGCGAAATTTAGCCGATACAATCGGCGCAATCTTTGATAATGTGCAGTTCAGTCACGGAAGTTCCGGGACTATAACAACGAGGGTTCCATCTTATTCAACACGAGGCATTGAAGACGGGTGGCACCATTCGGTAGTGTCAGTGGCCTACCACCGCAGCAAATTCTCTTAATGGAGTAGGCCAATGGCATTCTCAGACGCTAATTCAGTAACAATCCGCTATGCGCGGGAGAGCAGTTGGGGTGAAACCGTTTCCAACCCCGCCTCCACACAGTTGCGGGTGCAAAACGAAAGTTTCTCTCACGCCAAAGAAACCATCGTTTCGAACGAAATCGAAGCTGGGCGTCAGCGCACGGCACTTTTAGAGGTGTCGGACAGCGCGTCCGGTGGATTTGGTTTCGAGCTAATTTATAGCTCTTACGAAGGTTTTTTCGAAGACGCGCTCCGTGGGACTATTTCCAGCGCGACGGTTGCGATGACCTCCACCGTTGTTGTCGCAGCATCGAGCATTACCGGCCCCAGCGGGACGAATTTCGTGGCATCTTTCGCTGCCGGTCAGTGGGTGAAGAACCAAACAACCGACGATGTTATGAAGATTACCGCGCTAACCTCGACTGTTCTCACGGTTACTGGAACGACGTTGACGGCTTCTTCGTATTCCAGCGCAGCCATCACCGGGCGAACCCTCACTAACGGCACCACGAAAGTCAGCCACTTCATTGAGACTGATTTCGGTGGCATTGCTGCTGTCAAATACCAGACCGGGATGCGTTGCAACACAGCGAATCTCACTGTTGCGTCATCGCAAATTATAACCGGCACCTTCGAATTTATCGGGAAGCAAGGGTTCACGGCATCTACAACTGTCGCCAGTTCCGTTGTCACTTCGGCTGGAACCAACACACCCATGACAGCCGCCGCTAACGTGCCACGGATTCTAAAAGACAATGCGGTCTTGCAATCGAGCATCAACTCATTCTCCGTTGACATCAACAACAATATGTCTCCAAGGCCCACGATAGGGTCGAAGTATTCTTCGGAGCCTGTTGACGGGGGTCTGGATGTAACCGGCAACTTGAACGTCTATTTCGACAGGATTGACTTTTATCAAGCCCTGATTAACCACACCTCCTTCAGTATGGACTACATGATGCAGGACACAGATGGGAATACGATTGTGATTAGTCTCCCGGAAATCAAGGCGACAACTGGCGATCCGACTGCTGGTGGCAAGGATGAAGATGTGTTCATTGACTTGGGCTACCAAGCCATTAAAGACCCAACGCTTTCTTACACCATCAGGATGGATTTCTTACCAACATGATCTAAGGAGGGACGGGGATGGATGTTAATAGTGCTTTTGCTAATCCAGAAGTGGAAAAGGAAGGTGCGTGGGTCCGTTACCGGGACGGGAGTAAAATTAAAATTGCCCGGATCGGTAATGCCAACTACACGCGCTCCTATGATGCGAAATTCAAAGCGCATCGGCGCAAACAACGGGCGGGGACTCTCGAAACCGAAGTCGAACAACGGCTTCTGTGCGAGGTGGTCGCCAAAACAATTCTTTTGGATTGGCAGGGCTTCACACAAAACGGCAAAGAATTCAAATACACCGAAAAGCGGGCGATGGATTTGCTGGAATCGAATATCGATTTCCGCAATGAAGTTGTGGAACTTGCCGTGGAAGAAGAAAACTTCCATTCGGAGTTGCTGCAGGAATCGGAAAAAAACTTACCGGGGTCTTAGAATTCCACCTGAAATACAGCGAAACGCAAATCGCGTGGATGGAAGAACAAGCCGAAGCCCCGAAAGCACTCCAAGAGAAGCCAGAACTTTACGCCGATCTCATTCCAGTGTGGGAATGCTTCTTGGCATTAAGCCCAGCCCGTCCGCAAGGGATGGATTTGGGCGCTATCCCCATATCGGAAATCGTGACATATTGGAAAGAGATCGGGCGCGTGTTCGAGCACACGGACCTGATCGAGAAAACATATCTCATTCAGGCGATGGATGCAGTTTTTTTGCATGAGATGAGAGCTAAGGCGGAAAGGGAAAGAAAGTCTAAAAAGCATGGCGTATGAAACAGCCCTTGTTGTCGAAATTGATCCCCGTCGCGCCAAGCGTGGGGCTGAAACCGTTAAGCGTAGCCTTAATCGAGTCCAAACGTCCGCGAGACAAACCACAAGGTCGTTCGATAACCTCCAAAAAAGTAGTGGTCGCCTTGGGGGTTCGTTCGCAAAGCTCGTTGGTATAACTGCCGTAGCGGCGGCGTTCAAAGCGGCGTCATCTGCTGCGTTTGACTTTCAAACAGCGATGGCGGAAGTTTCCACACTGGTTGCTGCAACGCCACAGGAAATGGCGTTTTTGACTAAAACATCCCTTGATATGGCATCAACCTTCGCATCTGCCCCAACTGAACAAGCCAAAGCGTTGTATCAGGTGATTTCTGCCGGAGCCGGGACGGCTGCGAAACAAACCGAAATTATGACCGCCGCAAACAAACTGGCGGTTGGCGGCGTAACCGACATAACAACCGCCGCCGATGGTCTTACAAGCATTTTGAACGCTTACGGTGATGGCGTTGCTTCGGCTGAAGATGTAACCGACACGATGTTTGTTGCGATGAAGCAGGGCAAAACAACTATCCGCGAGCTTTCAAGTTCGTTGGGCATGGTCGCTCCACTTGCTGTGGAAGGCGGGGTGTCATTCGCAGAATTAACTGGTTCCGTTGCCGCGCTAACTAAAGGCGGAATGACCACAAAAATCGCCGTTACCGGGTTAAAGGGCGTATTGGCAGCGATCATCAAGCCTACGTCCGAGGCTTCGAAAGAAGCTGAAAAACTGGGGATAAACTTTAGTTTGGCACAGATGAAAACGCAGGGGCTAACTGGTTTTCTTAAAATGCTGCAGGACGCTACTAAAGGCAATTCGGATTCGTTGGCGCAACTGTTTGGTGGCGTTGAGGGACTTGTCCCGATGCTGGCTTTGATGGGCGGTGCGTCGGAAGATTATGCCGACATCATGGAGAAGATGGGCGAAAGGACTGGGGAAACAGGTGTGGCTTTTGAAAAAATTGCCAGATCAATCCCGTTCCGTATGAAGCAACTGAAAACTGAATTCCTTGTATTTTCGACACGGGTTGGCGACTCCTTCAATAATAAATTGGTGCCAGCGATGGAATTCGTTAGGAACAATGCTGACAAACTTAAAGAGGCTTTGCAGAAAGTTGTAATGGTCATTAGTTCATATGTGATACTCGGCTGGGCTTTGGCATTTGTAAAATTCGCCAAAGCGATCACGCTTGCCAGAGTGGCGGCGGCTGGGCTTTACGTCATTTTGAAACTAAAAAGAATGATGCTGATGGTTGTGATTTATCTCGTTGGGGTTATGACGGATAAGTTGCTGCATTGGACAGATTTGATGAAAGAAGCATACGAATGGGCAAAGGAGTTGGCGGGGGTAAAGTACGATAAACTGGCAGTTTATCTCACAAAAGCGGGCTGGTCATTTGGGGAGATTCTTAAACTGGAAAAAGAACTTACAGACCGGCCTTTGGAAATCAACATCAATCCTGACCCACTTAAAGAGGCTACGGATGGGGTAATGAAACTTTCGGAAGAACAGAAAAAGTTGGGGGAAGAACTCATCCGAGCCCACAACCCCATGATCGTTTACAACGAAACACTGGCTGACCTTAAAGCTCTGCTGGAAGCAGAAGTCCTGACGCTAGAGCAATATGAATGGGCGCTTAACCAAGCTGGCATAGCAGCCTACGAGGCTTCCGAAAAACATCAAGCGTTGCACAAGATTATGGCAGAAGGGGATGCGGTCACTAACGCTAATTTTACCGCCCTTGAAACGTATAGAGCCGAATTGACAAAGTTGGGGGGGCTTTTAGACAAAAATGCCATTTCACAAACAACATTTGAGCGGGCGGTTTATAACGCCACTGAAACTTTTATTCAAAACAACGCCGTGCTCTCATCTATGCGAGAAGGGATGTATCAATTCACAGATGCTCTCGTAGATGCTGCGTTCGAAGGAAAAAACTTTGGAGACACCATCAAGGCCGTCTTCAGGGGGATGGTTAAAGATATAATTAAATCGTTAGCGCGGATGATGGTGCAGATGGCCGTAAACTACGCTGTTTCGCAAATGTGGGGAAAGTCGGCACTAGTGGCTTCAGTGGCGGGTGCAGTCACCACCGCAACAGCTTGGGCTCCCGCTGCGGCATTGGTGTCTCTTGCGACGTTCGGGGCTAACGCACCTCCAGCGATGGCGGGGATGGCAGCTACGACGACGATGGCTGAAGCTATTGCAGCGTTGTCCGGCGGAAGTGGGTTGGCTGAAGGTGGGCCGTTTGCGAGAGGTGAGCGTGTTCTCGTTGGTGAAAAAGGCCCGGAAGTCGTTAGTTTCAACGCTGGCGGAAAAGTGACATCCAATTTCGAGTCTTTCCAAAGAGGCGGTAGTGGCGGGGGGACTACAATCATTATCGATGCCAGAGGATCGCACGGGGATCGCGCAGTAGAAGCGGCGGTGGAACGTGGTATTCGCAGAGCTTCACCGGGATTGATAAACGCATCGGTGTCGAAGGTTCGGGATGGTAGGGCTCGTGACCCCAACTTCCTAAGCGGATAGACGAAGCATGGCTATTACATATCCAAGATCAATCCCGTCAGCCATGAAATTTCAGAATGCAACATTGAAAACGAATTCTGTGGTGGGGGTTTCGAAGTCTCCGTTCACGGGTGAGGAACAGATCGTAGCGCATCAAGGTCAATGGTGGACGGCTGAATTATCAGTGGCCCCGCTGGAGCGGGCAGATGCCGGGGCCGTAACAGCATGGTTTACATCGCTAAACGGGCGGGAAAAGACCGTTTTATTTGGCGACCCAGCCGCCTCTACGGCCCAAGGAAGCGCATCTTCGGCACCGGGGACACCCTTGGTCAACGGGGCCAGTCAAACCGGCTCTGCGTTGGTTTGCGACGGTGCGCCAAACGGTGCTACCGGGTATCTTAAAGAAGGCGACTACGTTCAGCTTGGGACGGGTTCTTCGTCCCGGCTTTACATGGTTTTGGAAGATGTCACTTCGGATGGGGCGGGGAATTTCACTCTTAATATCTGGCCCGATCTTCGCAGTTCCCCGGACAATAATGATGCCCTTACCGTTGCGAGTGCCGTGGGACGATTTCGTCTTGGCGCGAATGCGGGGTGGGAACTGTCAACGGTGATGTATGGGTTTTCATTCAACTTAGTTGAAGCTTTCTGATGGCAAGGGTTCTCGCTTCGACGATAGTTTCGGAAATTACGTCTGCAAGCGTTCGCCCTATAATGCTCGTTGCACTGGAGTTTGACAGTGCAACGGTAAGACTTTGGAGCGGAATTGGCTCCAAGACCATCGGCGGTGATGTGTTCACTGGCGCGGGGTCGATGATGTCGATAGGCCCAGCCGAAGAAACTCTCGCCATAAAATCCACTGGCGCTTCTATTATCTTGACGGGGATTTCTTCCGCCAACCTTGCTCTCGCTCTTAACGAAGATTACCAAGACCGGGTGGCTACGGTCTGGCTTGGATTCGTTGATTCCAGCGGTGTTTACATTGACCGGGTTCAAATTTTTAAGGGCCGCATGGATTTAATGAGTATTACAGAAAACGGTGACACAAGCACTGTCACGATCAACATTGAGAACATTCTCATAGCTTTGGAACGAACGAGAGAGCGGCGGTTTACCGACGAAGACCAGCAAAAAGAATTTTCCGGCGATTTGGGGTTTAGTCACGTTACGTCCTTGCAGCAATTAACTATACCTTGGGGAAGAACGTAATGTTCTCTTGGGTTTCAAATGTTGTTTCTTGGTTTGAATCTAAAGTTGTCGAGCCAATAAAGGAGTTTGTCGAAGATGTAATCGAGTTTGTTGTTGATGTCTGGGATGAAGTAGTTGACTGGTTTTCTCCAGACCTTCCAGACTCCCCAAGCCGTGACTCGGCTATTAGCCAACGGGAACGAATCCAACAATTCCGGGAATCGGTAACTCCACACAGGCTTGTTTATGGGGAATTCAGATTGTCCGGGCCTCTGACGTTTGTTGAAACGTCAGGCGACAATACCGCGCTTCACCTAGTTATCACTCTTGCCGCACACCCCGTAGAGGCTATCGAAGATATTTATTTTGGCGACACTGTTATCCCATCTGACACAATTGATTCAACAACAGGAATCGTCAACACCGGCATCTACGCAAACAAGGCGAGGATTTTCAAGTCTCTTGGGGATGAAGGGGCGGCGCAACCATTCCCCGCTTTGGTAAGTGCTACTACTGCGTGGACATCGAATCATCTGCAACGCAACCGGGCGAAAATTTACGTTCGCTTAACATGGGATAAAGACATCTATCCCACGGGCATTCCCGGCATTTCGGCGTGGGTCAAGGGAAAGAAAGTAGTTGACCCGCGCAATTCCTCAACGTCCGCATGGACCGTAAACCCCGCCCTTATCATCCGCGACTACATGACGACTTCTACAGTTGATGGCGGTGGCGGTGCGACAAGTCTTGAATTCGATGATACGTTTACAAGCGCGGCGGCAAGCACTTGTGAGGAAATCGTTAGCACATCCCGGATTGAAACCAGACTTGCTTCTACGACCCCGATCAATACATCTTCAAAC